TTAGTTGACCTGAGAGAGGGCTTTTAAGGTCCGTTTGTCTTCCTGCCGTTGGTCTTCTTTAATCATATGAGCGTAAACGTTACGAGTGATGGAACTGTTCTTATGGCCTAACCGTTTGGAAACGTATTCCATCTTTACGCCACAGTAGAGCAGGTAGCTAGCGTGGGTGTGCCGTAACCCGTGAAAACTAATCCGTTTAATCCCCAATGAGTCGGAGTATTTTTTGAGCAGGTTATCACATGCTCCTGGAGAGGGAATACGACCACGTTTGTTCATGAAAACTAAATGATCTGGGTTGTCCAATTTAGCTGCCATCTGTAAAGCGTGTAGCGTCTTAAGATGATTTAAAAGATCGTCAGTTACGGTTATTGTCCGAATACTCGATTCGGTTTTAGTTTTCTTGAATTTTTGACCATAAACATAATCCCATGACTTATTAACGCGGATAGTCTTATTTTGCCAATCGATATCAGTCCAAGTGAGCGCAGAAACTTCGGCTACTCGCATACCAGTTAGTAGGCCGGTGTAGATCATTGATTTTCCAGTAGAAATTAGCTTGATATTTTTATTGACCTCAGCGGCTAGTGTTTGCATGTCTTTCGCGTCAAGGTATTTTAGTTGTGCTGGTTTACCGGAGTGGCCACCTAATTCAACATGTAAGCAGAAATCGGTCTTTATTAAATTATCAGCTACGGCATCGATAATTGCAGCATGAATGTGACCATGCAATTTTTCAACAGATGACTTGCTATGATATGGTTGATTATCTGTCAGTTGTCGCTGTGCACGTTGCTTGGCATTACCGTGCACAAATTCATTGATAAATTGTTGATAACGCAGCCTTGTCATTGACGACAGTTGAACGTTGGGTAGTAACTCAGCAATTTGGCGAAGAGTATATCGATATTCTTGTTCTGTAATTCGGGAAACTTTGCCAAATTTATAGGTTTCTAACCATTTCTCGTAGTAATCTGTAAAGACTGTCGTTGTATCGGTTTTTCCTATGGATTGGTCAAACTTAGCTTGTTCCAATTTAGTTGCCCACTGTTCAGCTTCTCTTTTACGAGAAAAGCCACTCTTGTTTTTAAAGTGCCGTTTACCAAATTCATCATAGTAACTAACGCGAACGGCCCATTTGCCATTTTTCTTTTTAATACTTGCCATTTATATTTCCTCCTTAAATTTCACCTAGGCGGGTAGAATTTTAAGGACTTACAGGCATCACCTCCTTAGTTGTGATAATATTGTGTATGTAAAAAGAGTGGAGCAATCCACTGGCTTTTATTGGTAGCACATCCATCTTCTTGGCGGGAGCGGATGTGCTTTTTGTGTTATAATAAGTGAACAAAATTCACTTAATCGTTAAGAAAGGTGATTATATGTCTATCTTGATTTCAGTTATTGTTAACATAATTGTTACGACGCTTATGTTAAAAGCTTATTCAAATCATTTACTAAAGATTTTGTCAAAAACCGAAGATAGAATTGATCGAAAACTAAATTTTTATCGTTTACTTGGGCATAGCGACATCAATAAATGACTCTCCCAAAGAGGTAAGCTTAGCATAGCCCTCTACAACCGTAATATTATAGCCCTCTGGTGCATACTTTGATTCAGCGTATTTAAACAGGTTCGTACTTTTTATAGAATTGTACGAAGCTTTCGCTGCCGCTGAAACAAGTGAAGTATTTCCTAAAGAACTCGTTGAAGATTCAATTATGCCAAATGAAGACAAAAAATCTATTTGTGAGCCAAAATCGCTATATCTATGCGTGTTTCCGGGATAGGATTCATCAACTATTTCATGCGTTATTGGTACAGATTGTCCTGGGTTATTTTTGACATTGGCAGCTAGTATTAGCACTGGAATAGTATTTTTACTTTTTAATAGGTACAAAAATTTGGCGTCTGTGGGGCTCATATTGCTTAATACGGTTGGGAATAATGGTGATACAGTCTTGTTAACCCGATTATCAACCGTACTCGACAGTAGTTTTGCAAACCACCTTCTAAGTTGTTCATTATCCATGGAGTATTTCGCTGATTCTAAGGTTTTTATGCTCAGCCCTTTTTTAGAGTCATCCTTATTTTCTTCGGGAATCTTTTTCAGCTCATCACTAGTTTTATTAGCTAGATCTGCAAACTCCTTCTCTTTAATTATTCCGTACTTAATAGGTTTTTGAAATATCCATGCAAATATTCCTCCAACTCCACGACCTATGGCATTTGCAGTTGGGTTAAACAATTGTTCTTTAGTTGTATTAGGAACAAAGTCAGAAACTGATTTTAATAGCTCAGGATCCACATGTAAAACTTCTTTCGTAATTAGTCACATCTCAAACTTTGACCGGTGGGGATGTGCTTTTTTGTTACAACGCGAGCGGCAGGAGTCGGACCTACTTAAAAGATTAGCCGTGTATGATTGTAAAACTGTTCTACCGTTGAACTACGCTCGCATAAAGGGACACCAACTTGTTATCTGATGTCTCACTATTTTAGATATAAAAATTAATTTCGCTTGTTGTAAGGTACAGCATAATCTTCGGGCGCGTCTCTGGGACTAGCATGTTTCCAATGAGTGTTTGATTTATTCAGCATTGGGGGGTCATCCTTTAAACAAGTAAACCTAGAGCCGTGAGCATCTTCGATAATAAAAATACGTTGAAAAGAATGTAGAGTATTGACAATTGTACAATTGTCGTGCTTGATATTATAAACGTCTGTATATATTTTCCCCATATTCATTACCTCGTTTCTATTTTGGGGGAGAGACGATATAAACGAGCGGCAGGAGTCGAACCTGCATCTGTAAGTAGTTAGTTAGCAACTCAAAGGAGTGCTGTTCTACCGTTGAACTACGCTCGCATGTTGCCCGCTAGGCTGGTAGTGGGCAGGGTGCTACTTTTGTTTATGAATCCAGTAAGCTAAAATGGCGACTAACACTATAAAGAAAATGATACCTACTACAACGTTAATATTGAACACGTGTTCGCTGTATTGCCCTACACGCAATTCCATGACTTTACCCCGATTAAAATATGTTTATACTAGTTCTACTTAGCATGTTTATACCCGGCCAAGCCGATAAAATATAATATCGCGATTGGCACCCAAATCACCATAACAATTGCTTGTGAAGGAATCCAGGTTGCCAGGATAAATAGCACGGCCAATATTGGTAAAAAGATGTGTCCTAGTGTTCCTAATATCTTCCATAGTCCTAGAAAGATGACGATCATTATTAGTAGTCCCATTACAATTACTCCTAATTAATTAAGCTTGACAGTGTTGCTTCTTTAACATTACTCATAGGAATTTTGACTGTACTATGTCCGCTCAACACATCTGATGAATTGGATTCTCCAGTTCCGTCCTGTATTTTAAAAATAAGTGGATTTTTGTTATTCACTAAGTTAAATGCTTCATACACGACATTTACTGATTGTTCGGGTAAAATTGAAGGTTTTTGAAAACTGAGATCTTGGTCCGTAAGTTTAGCAGTTGCATCGTTGTACAGTGCATTTGGATCGTCAATTTCATGGTCGTCAGATAAATTTTCTTTAGTAGAATCGCTATTTTGGTAAACAGTTAAGCCTAAACTAGCGTCTTCGTTATTTCCCGTCTGAATATTATCAGTTGAGCGTGTCTTTTTAGAAGTATTGGTTATTTTTGCTATCACAACCACAACCCTTTTGCCCGTCGCTGTGTTATCGTCATAGGTCGGTACTTTGGCAACATGAGTAATTTCGACAGTTCCACGTTTAGGAAAGATCGCTGTTTTACCGACAAACTTTGCCTTAGTCTTATCAATTTCTTGTGCTTGAACTTTATCATGCGCTGCAAGAATTAGTTTTTCGTCACTGGTTAATTTTCCTTCTTGAGCGTGTTCAGCAATTTTACTAGTGTATTTTTTGTTCAGTTGCGATGTGGTTTCTTTTTTTAGGTCACTATTTGAACTTGAAGATTTACTGCTAGAATTCCCACATCCTGCAAGTAACAATCCCCCTAATAAAACAGAACCGGCCATAATAATTTTTCTCATTACAATAATTCCTCCAAATTCCCCAGCTTTTACCGACATCCGTATCTGGTCTATAATAATATTTGTGTATCAATATCATTGGCTACTACGTCTCACTGTTTGCGGCAGTGGGGCGTTTTTTATAGACTAAACACGCCTTGACTAATCTTAATACCCAGTTCTTGTTCAGCCACGTTTCGAATAAATAATAAATGTTTGGTTTCGAGTTGGTAGCTCTCAGCGAACCTGAGAATGTTAAAGTCGTCGGGTTCAATATCAGTCGTATTTAGGTAGTTCTTAATCATAATATAGAATGCACCACGATTCGCACGCGATTCTATTTTTGAATTTGAGACCATACTAGTATCGATGAGTGGCTCAACGGTTGGGTCGAGTAAGCAGTGTTGCAACTCATGGCATTTTACAAATATGGGTGACTTAGTATTTTCATTGATAAAAAAGGTTCTAGTCAACGGTAGTGAGTAACCATTGATGTTATCTGGTAAGTCACTAGTATAATGGTAAGTAATACCAAAATAGCGGATTAGACGATCAGGGTCCCAAGTTCCTAACGTTTCCATATCAGTCAACGCTTCTTGCAAGGTGTCATAAATCATCTAATCACTTCATTTCCCGTCAGTTTTTTTACCATTATTATCGTAACCACCATACTTACGTAGTCGGTCTTGTCCTTCCTTACTTTCAAGGTAAGTTTTGACAAGCGCGCGAATAGCAGCCTGGTCCTCATCGGATAAAGCATGATCACGTTGTGTAAGTGGCGCAACGCTATTAACGATATCATCAACGTCAATGTGTTTTGACTCCGTGGTCTTTTGGGTTGGAGACTCTTGAACCTCAGATTTTTTAGCATATTCATCTGATAAGTCGCTCACATCTACGGATAAAGCATCAGCTATAGCCTTCAGGGTTGGATATTTCGGCTCAACACCTTGATTGTATCTATAGATAGCATTTGGACTTAAACCTGCTTTTGTAGCAGTATCTCGCAAGTTCAATCCACGTAGAGTGGCATATTTTTTTATGTTGTCAAACGTTGTCATATCAAAGCTCCTTCAAGTTTGACAATTAAAAATAACACAAAATAACACAAAAGTGCTTTACAAATTATACGTACGTGTTATTATTAATTCATCAAGTAATTAAGCGACAAAAAACAGATATCACAGCGCAGCTACTTTGGCGAGTGAGGCGCGTGATGGAGATATTTCGTTGTGCTTTAATTTATGCCTTCATTTTACACGAATGTGTTAAAGAATGCAAGAACTTGATGAATAAATAACAAGGAGGTGTAAAAATGACTGAGGAAAAATTATTGAGTGGTGCGAAAGAGATTACTAGCAAAATTAAAATCCGATTGCTTGAACGTGGTATGAGTCAAGTCGAGTTAGCAGACCTAATTGGTGTGGGACCTCAGCAGCTCAATCGAGCCATTCACGCCGATATGTCACCAAAGTCTGTTCGCATTAGGAAAAAGATCTATACGGTACTCAATATCAATGACTAAAGGGGGAACCAGAAGATGAACAAGTTGGTTACTATGTATAATCAGCAAGCTGTTACGACAAGCTTGCAAGTTGCTAAGGCGTTTGGAAAAAATCATCAACATGTTTTACGTGATATTGCTGTGTTGCGAGATAAATCGAAAGGATTGTCCAAAAATGGACAGACCCTCAGTGAATCTGAAATGTTCCATCAGGCAACATATGTACATCCACAGAATGGTCAAGAATATCCAATTATCTATATGAATCGTGATGGATTCACATTGTTAGCAATGGGATTTAACGGTAAGCGAGCACTTGAATTTAAGTTGCATTACATCGAAGCTTTCAACGAAATGGAGCAACAGATTAAGCGACCTGCATTACCGACATCACCACGGGAACTTGCAAAATTGGCGCTGGATGCAAATGAGGAAACTAACCAGCGATTAGATGATGTTGAGGATGATTTAAAGGATCTAAAAGAGAACCAAGTTATTCCTAATCCTGAATATAGTGCGCTTAACCGGCGTGTTAATCAGCGCGTGTCGGAAGTCGCACATAGTTATGGTCATATCACACAGAAACAACGAGGTGAGCTGTTCAAGGATATTGGCAGTGGAATCAAGAAGATTGCTAACGTGAGTGCTCGGTCAATGCTACGCAAGAAGGACTACCAGATGGTAATGGACTTCATCAACGACTGGGAGCCATCTACAGCCACTAAGACAATTATTCGGCAGACGTCACTTAGATTCGACAAAGAGCCAGCATAGGAGGTAAAACAATGGAATTTGAAAATGTACGTGAAGCACTGAAATTCTTGCTTGAGTATAACGATGCGACATTGAACCCTAACCTTAAATCTCGGGTTAACGGTGGTGAGTGGTCGCCAAGCACAGTTAACGAAGTTCAAATGGCAAACTATGACGCTTTAGCACAAGCAGCGGACATGCTTGGTATGAGCGACCTTTACTTAAATGAACAGCCAGCATAGGAGGCGAGTTAGATGGAATTAATAGACGCACTAAAAATGGCAGGCAGGAATGGGAAGATCGTTCGAGCTAGCGATTTGAAATATGATTCAACTTACTACGTTCAAGCGACTGATACAAAAGGAAGATTAATCGCGTTTACACATGGTGAACAGCTTTCAGTTTGTTGGGAACCAACGTTCACAGACTTAGTTGCAAACGATTGGCTAGTAGTTCAAAAAGGTGACCCTTACCACGAAGAAGGGTCACTAAAAAGCTTATAGAGGGAAAGAGGTATTTGAACTAACAAAATTATATACCGAAAGGAGTGACCAGGATGGATAGCTTAATAAGCGCTTTATCGAAGCTCTTTAAACAAGCATATGAGCAGGGAGTTGCAGACGGCCGTAGTCAGCAAGCTGTTGATCATAAAATGATTGGACGTAAAGATTTCTACTCTGAGTTTGGCATTAAGGTTGATACATTCGACAAGCACTATCGCGACAAAGAAGGATTCCCAAAGCCAGAAAAAGACGGAAAGTGGTACGCCCCAGCAGTCGAAAAATGGTTATTGAATCATCAAAATTTAAGTAATTAAAACCTAGGCGGGTAGATGATGATTCAACTTATAAGGAGGAATTGCCATGGTAGAAGTAGCGATATTAACTTGGGCGCTAACAACCGTGTGGTACAAGCGCCGTGAAATTAGAAACTGGTTTGGAATTTAAGAAAGAAATTACAATGGTCAAGACACCAAATAAACAGGTGCATATCTTATGGGAAATTAAAAAAGCCTCCATATTATTGCAAGTAACATGAAGGCCAAAAAGCAAGAATAGAGACTAGTGCTTTTTGAGCCACAGTCGAACGTTCTCTGTGAGGCCGTGCCAAGCAGCTTCACCGCTTAATTTAGCCACGAATAACTTATCGTTTCTATTAACGATCTTAACCAAGTGATTACGTATGTCTTTCGCAGAAAGGTCAGAAGTTACACACCAACATGATTTTGTGAGATTAGCCCAGCCCCCAAGGGACTTAATAGCATTTGTTAATTCCTCGTAGTGTTCGTTGGAACCATCTAAGTCATGGCTAATTAAATAAGTCATACAATTCACCTCGATTAGTAGGAATAACCTAATTGTAACTCTATAAGGAGCTATACACCATGAGCAATATTTTAATTGTGTACTCCTTAGCCATTTTTGGTATTCAGGCTGATACAAATGTATGGAAAAGTAGTACTAAATAAGTTAGCTAGTATGTTTGGAATTTAAGGAGGAAAAGTAATGGTAAGAGACACAGATGCATTTGTTGGACTTGGCAATAAATTAGTCGCCAATGCTGACAAGGCACAAACAAATGATTTACTAAGTGAAATGAATGTTGCTAGTTTGTCAGGCCATCACTCAATCATCTGGAACAAGTCTGAAATTAGTGTCGGCGTTATCAACACACTATCAGAAGAAGATATTTCAGTTAGCAAGTGTCCTGGTGGCGGCTATTTCATTGATTGGCAAGAAGCATTAGAAATGGAGGAATGATCATGCAAAAAGTATTAATTTTACCACTCCACGAGTGGAAACGAGTGCAAAAAAAGCCATCGCTAGTATCGGCTAACGATGGACTAATGGAGTATTTATTCAATGCCAACATCTATATTATTCTAAAACTAGTTTGTTGGCAAGCTAAGGAATAAAAAAGCCCACTACTGGAGTGGAATACAAGAGTAGTGAGCAAGAAAACTATTCAAAGGTTAGCATCTATGTTACTGCTAATCAGGAATGTTTGCAAGTGCTGAGAAAGAGAGACCACTAATTATGGATAATCCATTACCTTACAAAGAACAACAGGATTGTATTTTTCATGGTATTTCACGAATTGCATCAATCGATCCCAAAGAATTAACTCCAGAATTACAGCTAATTGAAAATAATATGGCGATGGCATTTTGCTTGAAACTGCAGATGTTTAATAGGGGGCTGAAATAAATGGTGGACTTACTATCTGAATGCCAGTCATTTGAAATGAAACTTAATCGTGTAGAAAAAAGTTATCTGCAGCTACAAGTGCTGCTGACTTTGCCTACAAGGCAGTACAGGCACGCCAACAAATTGTTTCGTTTGACGACCTAGACGATGAGGAAAAGATTGCACTACTTAACGAATATGACTGGTTGTTATTAGAGGTAGAAGGTTACTTAGGTGGGTTGCAACAGCAATTTGAAGATGCGGATGAAGGCTTGTCTGGTGGGAAATTTTTGCTGAAGACTTTAAAAGATAAAAATGTGATTTAGAAACACTAGAACGAATTGGCTTGAACTAAAAAACACAGCAGTGACTAATACACCGGGTGGGTGGAATGCCTACTAGTAAATAAGGGAGGATTAAAAGATGGCACAAAGGAGAATGTTTAGTAATCGTATAACGGATAGTGCTAAGTTTTTAAAGATGCCGTTGAGCAGTCAGGCACTCTATTTCCATTTGGGGTTGCATGCGGATGATGATGGTGTTGTAGAAGCGTTCTCAGTTATGCGGCAAACTGGTGCAGTTGAGGACGATTTACGAATACTAGTAGCTAAGAATTTTGTGAATGTTTTAAACGATGACTTAGTTGCCTATATCACGGATTGGAACGAAAATAATCGAATTAGAGCGGATAGAAAAGTGGATTCGATATATAAGGACTTGCTATTAGAAATCTTGCCAAACATAGAATTAACTGAACCCAAACCACGTGCTGACACGGGTAAGGTTACTGGACGTCCAATGGACAACCAATGGACGGGCAATGGACCGCATAGGTTAGGTAAGGATAGGTTAGGTAAGGATAGTAAAGGTAAGTATATAGAACCAGGTAAGCCCAAGCCAGGAAAAGCCAAACCAGCACGACACAAATATGGACAATACCAGAATGTCTTACTGACGGATGAACAATTGGAGAAACTCAAATCGGAGTTTCCTTCTGACTGGCAAGACCGAATCGAACGCGTTTCTGAGTATTGCAGTATGAATGGTAAGACGTATAAGAACTATCTGGCAACCATTCGCAACTGGGCTAAAAGGGACAAACAAGGGCAAAGCCAATTAAATCAACCACGGAAAGAATTTGGACGTTCAGGAAGTGGTCGGTCTAACGGTTTTACCCTTGAGGGTAGAGAAGTTAAGGATAGCGACCAGCCATGGTAAAGACCGTAGGCGATGTAGTCACTAACCTAATGTCTAAGGTGTTTGAAACCTATGGGGTTAACTGTCCCGTTTGTGGGAAACCGTTACTACGACCACAGATTTTAAACAAGCGTACGGGCCAAAAAATGGCCGGTGCGTGCCCTAGTTGCGGCTATATGGAAGACATTAACCACCGTGAAATACCAGATAACAAGGCCCTGACAGCATCCGCACATAAAAACGAAGCGCTAGGCTATATTAACACCTACAGTATTTTCAGCAGTTTTGATGTCTTTAATCGTCGCTTTAGTAATTATACAGCATCGAATGATGCTAGCAAACAGGTCTTAGAGCGTAGCCGTACGATAGCTAATCGCATTATTAACGGTGAAACAATCCACACGTTGATGATTGGCGCAACAGGGCGTGGGAAGACGCATCTTGCTGTAGGCATGATGTACTGGATATTAGAGCGGTCTGGTTACAAGTTATTAAAGACTGTGATGAAGAATGGCAAGCCAGTTGAAACGTTCTTTAGTTGGAAAATTATCTTTATTGACTGGCGTGAACTTATCGAACGCAAGAAACAGTCTTTTAATGACGATCAGATGGCAAAACAAATCAATAAAACCATGGCTGAGATAAAGAACGCTGATGTAGTTATTTTAGATGATTTTGGTAGTGAACGTGGCACAGAGTATTCGTTAGATTTGGCGGATGCATTCTGGCGTGACCGAGAAAACAAGACGGTGATTGTGACCACTAACTTAATTGGTAGCGACTTAACTGAAAGATATGGTGACAGAACATTAAGCAGAATGAAAAACCACGGTGTTAATAATGGAATCACGTTTGCAAATATTCCAGACCACCGCGGATTAGTTGAATAGAAAGGAGCGAGAAGTGTATGAGTTGTGAATTATGTCATGGTAGTAAAGTCGTTCAACAACCACTTGGGAGTTATGGTTTCACATTTGACCCATGTCCTAACTGTGTGAATAATAAACATAAACAATATGAACAAGAGTTTGAAAGGAAGATTGTTTATGACAAGCAAAAATTGGGCGAAAGAGTTGGAAGTCATTCATAAGCTAGAAGCGAGGTATGGCAGCATGGATAACGTACCTAATAGCAAACTAGCTAACCTGCATAAGATGCCCGGAATTAAGGCCGTATCAGACGATTACACGGAGATTACGCGTACCCAGTATATTGCCATTAAATTAGTCATGGAAGGCAAGCAAGGGAAAACTAGGACGTCTCGGGAGCTAAAGCACAGTAACGTTTGGCTGGACAATCGTATTCGCGCGATTGACGAAAACAAATACTACATTACGGAGGACAAAGATGCCTAAACACACTAAGAAACGTTCAACGATTAAACGGAAGCACCGGCGAATGAAGCAACATGCCGAGGAAAATAAAGCTAAAGCACAGGATAATAAGCAACTGGTCAAGGAATATGAGCCATACAATATTCGCAAGCGGGCGTTTGAAACGTTCGGTGAGGATTAAAAATGAGTGAATCATATGAAGCAATAGAATGGATCTTAAGTCAATTGGCACAGGCCTGCTAGTGATAGGAGATGGCGACGATGATTAAGTTTAGAGCGTGGGACAAAATTCAGAATAAAATGCTATTACCTGACAATATCGAATTCATTTATGGTCAAGCCTATTGGGCAGAGGCTAGTACTGATGGGTATTACGAGTGCTCTAACAATGGTAAAGTTGATGGAATTGGCGCACTGTTTAAGCTTGAACAGTTTACCGGCCTGACAGACGTGAACGGCAAGGAAATTTATGAGGGGAATATTGTTCATGTTGTTACGGGAGACGGTTATAGAAGAACTGGAAAAGTGATTTTTGAACAAGAACAAGGCTGTTATATGGTTGATAACGGATGTGACAAATACCCCTTCAGTCGATTTGGATATGAACGAGACACTTTAGAGGTTTTAGGGGACGTACACACTAACCCGGAACTATTGGAGGAATAAAAATGATTAAAGTTTATCGTAAAACGGGCACTATCAAAGCCGAACAATTTGACGGCAGTGATGAGATGATTAACAAGTATCACATTGAGCTTGATCACACATACTGGTGCCCTTTCAGACTTGAAACACCAGATGGATGGCTAGGTGTTAATATAAATGATTGGATCACAACTGGCGTTAATAGTGAGCATTGGCCGATTGCAGACAGCGTATTTAAGAAGACGTATGCCGAGTTACCAGTGATCCCTAAAAACGTTGCTAAGCACATTGTAACCGAACACGGGCTTAGTGACTTAATTCCTATTTGGGGCGGAATTTACAGAGCTATGATCCAAACAGTTGTTTATGGATATCAGAAAGGCGATATTGGCGACTGGATTATTAATCATAGTGACATGTTTGCCCGTGCATGGCTAGATGGTTACACGGTGAAGGCAGACAAATGAAACAAATATTTGAATTCCTTTGGAACTCTTCTCCGTTGCAATTGATAGGGTATTTGATAACGTCAGTTGGCGTATTGCTGTTTATTGAATCAGTAATTTGGTGGGTGAACAGGCATGACTGACATCGAATACGCCAAAGCAATCAGGGAGAAAGCCACGGTTGCCAACCTGGAAATGAACGCGGCGCTAACAACTAGTCAACAGGCACAAATTGGCCAGGACTTCATTGCTGACATTATGGAGTTGAGCAATCGCGATAGTAAACAAAAAGCCGCCTACTAAGGCGACCACTGACATCTATGATAATTAACCTGACAGTTAATTATATCACAGAGGAGTGGCTGGCTTGGAAAGAACGACGAAGAAAATGGTTGAGAAGTACCTACGCGAATATCCGCTAATTGATGGTCTAATTGCTCGTGAGGAGCTCAATATTATGTATCCGTATCAAGAACCTGACGAAAACGTTGGTGGTGGTCGTGCTCAATATAAGAAAAACGCTCCAACTGAGTATGCTGCTATCTCAGTAGCTGATAGTGAAACGATTCGAGCATTCCAACATCGAAGAGATGTAATTGATGCGTGTTTGGACGAATGCGGCGAAGATACTGAAACACTGATATGCGAACTGTACTTTAGAAAGCGTCAACGTTACTCGGTTGAAAGCCTAGTAACTAATGGAATGATATTTGTTAGCAAGAGCAAAGCTTATTATCTAGTCGATAAGTTTATTGCCAAGGTAGCAAGTGAGCTTAACTTGTATGATGTATCTGATTTTGGCTAGTTGGAAAAAAGTTGGAAAAAATGGGCTTGAAATCGTGCTAAATTGATAGAGTACCAAATAGTCAATCAATCTAATTTTCATTGCTGTCATTTCAATTTCCTTATTTGGTAATCGCTGTGGGCTAATTGGTAAGCCACAATGGGATGCAGGTTCGAGGCCTACCAGCGATATTAAGTATCAAGCTGGTGTATGAGGAACTGATAATTCCGCCCAGCATGTCTGCGACTGAACGATCGTTATTAGACGATAGCCTAATAATTATTGAACCTAGTTTTAATACAACCGCGCGTTTTATAATCAAGTTAGCCAAATACTTTTAGCTAATTGATAAAATAAAAAACACCAAGACAAATCTCTGTTATCATTGATGTTCCTACACAAACAATGAAAGAGGTTATTGTCTTGATGCAAGAACAGAATACCACAGTCAGAAAAAAAGGTCAGCACCTAACTTCGTTTGAACGAGGCAGAATTGCTACGCTGCACAGCCAAGGCTATTCCAATCGTGCAATTGCCAGAGCGCTTAATGTTTGTCATCAAACAATCAATAATGAATTGTGCCGCGGCGAGATCGACCAAGTAAAAAAAGTGAATGGTCAACGCCAATATTACGCTGTATACTCACCAGAAACAGCACAAGCTAAGTACGAAGCTAATCGAGCCCACTGTCATCGACCTTTGAAACTCGTCGGTGTCGCTGATTTTATCGACTATTTTACGACTCATTTGCGTCAAGATGGTTGGTCGCCTGACGCAGCGGTAGGACGGGCCAAACTTGAAGGCTTATATCAACCTGAGGAGATGGTCTCGACCAAGACGCTATACCACTATATTGATGCCCGGTTACTTGAAGTCCGCAATCTTGATCTACTCGAAAAAACGCGCCACCGTGCCAAACATCATCACTCGATCAAGCACAAGTGTCTGGCCGGACGGAGTATTGATGAACGGCCTAAAAGTATCGACCAGCGCCAAGAGTTCGGCCATTTCGAATTGGACACCGTGGTGGGCAAGCGCAACGGTCAAGAGAGTGTGATCTTAACGCTGATCGAGCGTCAATCCCGCTGCCAAATTCTACGTTTGATCGATGGTCGTGATGCCGATTCAGTCAACTATGAGCTGGCCAAGATCTGTCAAGAATACGGATCAATCATGAAGTCAGTTACTGCCGATAATGGCGCTGAGTTCTCGGAAGTTGGCGCTGTACTTACCGGTGTCGCTGACCTTTATTATGCCCATCCATATCGTTCCTCTGAGCGTGGGACTAACGAAGCGCATAATCGAATGATCCGCCGCGATGTACCCAAGGGTCTATCCATGGATATTTTGGGTCCTCATGATATCCAAGCAGTTGAGTCAAAGCTAAACAATTTACCGCGCCGGCAAACTGGCTATCAAACACCCAAAGAGCTTTTCTCCGCTGCTTCCGCCGGTTAAGTTAAATCCATAAAATATGAATATTAATGAAAATACTGATTTAATAGGATTTATCGTGTGGCTAATTTGTTCTTGCAATTTGGGGTTTTAATACAACTGGGTTGCAGTGAAAAAAAGCTGTTTCGATATGTAGATTATAGTAGCAAGTTTGAGATAAAAAGCATTGACGGTTGTGCCGACGCAAAGCCCAAGTAAATGTTAGTGTGAGAACTAGCAGAACCAAACGGGATTCTCAATAAGTCGGTGTTGTAGTTGAAGCGGTAATACCGTTTATAAACGACCAGTCAAGTACCAGTAGGATAAATCTACAGACATACTAAAACCAAATTATGTTTAAAATATGCCTAAATCATCTGAACGTTGGTAGCCATGGTGCTAGCCCATGCCTTGTAATACATTAACAGCTAATTAGGTAGCTCCTAAGTAGTAGGCGTTAATGAGCATGTAGCTTAAAATTATCGTAGCTAAAGCTAACTACGCAAACCAATGCGGATACTTGCTTGGCTCTGCGACAGAGACAGTGAGCTGTGGCGGTCTGTAAAACCGTTGTCGAGAGACTGAGTAGGTGCAAATCCTACCGGAGCCATTTACGACCCAAGCAAGTCACTAAACTGCTGAATAGGGCTGGAGTCGTGTTTGGAATTGACTCCATAACATGAACTCCCATCGTCTTGTTTACATTGGCTGTGCTTGTGGCGGAATAGGTAGACGTTTTAAGAGGCAACACAGGATGGTGTTGCTATGTAGGGTGCAAATCCCTACCAAGCACATTAAACGCGTCCACGGCTCCAAAACGGACAATCTCCAAACTAACTCTCGCTTATTGGCGGGAGTTTTTGTCTAGCTAGATTAGTTTGGAGATTTATATAACTGAAAAAATACGTAAAAAGCATTAGAAAATGGATTCGAGTCCATTTAAATTTTATGTGCGGGTTGGTTGTAGGGGGTGATGTTTGGGGAAGTTATTGCTTCGATAAAAAATAGTATCTGATAGAAATATCGGGTACTATATTATTGAGGTGATTTTAAATTGAACAAAAACGATGAGATAAAGATGATGATCGAGCATCCTGAATATATCATTCATGCAGAAAAAATTGGAATTGAAAAACGAATTAAGCAGAAAAAATTGGATGCTGGGGAGGTGAAGACGGCAATGATTGATACTGCAAAAAGTCAGGGAAAAGGACTAGTTTCAGATATTTTAAATGGAAAATGGGGAGATCTTATCTTTGATGTAGTTGAAACTGGAGATCATTTTAAAACTAGACTTGATGATATGAAGAAAGTAATGTTATTAGCAGAATATCTTCAGAAGGTTGATAACCAAGAACAAGGCCTGTTAAAGCTGACTGATTTAATTACAGATCCGTATGGCCTCAGCATATATTCAAAAATTGTTTCAATATTGTCAGATTCGCCAGCCGACGATGACTTATTGAGCCTGATGTCAGAATATCTGAAAAAGTTGACTGAAGAAGATGATTTAAGCAAGATATTTTCACAAACAAAGAGTATCTTGAGCTTGATTGATAAAAGTTCACCGCAAGCTTTGGTTTTACTAAAGAATACAGCTGTTTGGCCACTTGTACCTAACCCGAGTGTGGGAATTACTGTTAGTGGAAAGGTTCAGGGCGATAATACAAAATTGGTAGCTTCTGCGTTTTCTAAGGTTCCAAAGTTTAAAAAGTTTTCGTTGACTTCTCTTCAAATGGCAATTGTTGATTTAGAAACGAACGGTTTGGCTGAATTTGTTTCAGGAACGTTACAAGGAGATAACCAAAAAACGGTCTGTGCTGAACGACCAACTGATACTGGGAAGATGTTATTGGAATCTATATGAGATTAATTATAATTAATGTATTGATATCCAAGCTAATAGTGTATAAACCTGTATTTAAAAGTTAAAACGGCTTCAAACTGTCTCTCACTTATTGGTGGGAGTTTTTTTGATACATACGAGGAGGAATTACAATGAATATGGAAGACAACGAGGCAACTCATGGCAAAGATGATTAACACCAAATACGGCTACGTAACGCCACAAGAAGCGGAGATGGATGCCCACTTAGATAAATGGATGAAGCGTCGTGCTAAACAGCATGGCGCTTTTAGTTTGGAAAAGAAACGGAGGAAGCAACATGCCAAGGACAAGAAGATGCCGTTATCCTAACTGCCATGAGATGGTTACATTCCCTGAACACTATTGTCAGCAGCACTATGAGCATGAAGCTGAGTACTTGGCTAGTCGGCAACGTTGGGCACGTAGCAATGACAAACAATACACACACAAGTACAACACGGTTACACGTTATCGTAATGAAGATAAGCGTCAGCAATACAATTTCTATCGGACAAGGCAATGGTCACATCTAAGGCAACAAGTCCTAGAGCGTGACCATTACTTATGTGCTTACTGTAAAGCGCAAGGCGTTATCACGCCTGCTAAGACAGTTGATCATATTGTGCCAATTGAGTTTGATGAAACACTGAAAGCTAACGTCGATAACTTAGCTGTAATCTGTGGGAGCTGTCATCGTGCTAAGACGGACTGGGAGCAATCATACTATGGCACTGGTCAAGGCAACGAGTTACAAAGTGTAACGCCGATCAATGATGTATCAGCAATCGTTGTGTTAATGAATGAGGGGTGAAGACATTGAAATCATATTATATTGAATCAATCAATCTGTGGATTATTTGCGTGAATGCTGACCACTTTGTTGATGTGAAGACAAAGGATGCCATTAGAAAGCAATGGCGTCAGCAAGTTCACACAGCCAAAGATGTCGTTGTGCTTGATCAGTTTATTGCGCCGTTTGAGTTCATTGGTAAATCATGTGCAACTATTGATACTGAAGCGGTTGTCAAAACTATTAAGCAATCAGAGTTAAAACGTGAACACCTTAGTCAGATGCTAGGGCAATAATAAAAGGCTATCGGCTGGCAGAAGAATCAAGCCGGCCAATCTTCGTTGCTTTATAAGCACCTGTCGTGCGATCTAAGCGACTTTAAATTTATGAGTATAATTGGTCGCGATTGGAATTAAAACAACCCCCGCCCCCTTACACGACTCAGAAAGAGCACACACATTGCCGTTATTTTGTGATAGAAACAATTTTTGAAAATTTTTAGGTAGGGGGGGTCACCAAATAATGAAAGGAGAGAGTAGTGGTGAAAAAGTTGGATAAAGACGTCAACGACGGGCAATTAACACGTACACCGCCAGCTTACTTAGGCCGGCAAGCTAAGGTCGTTTGGCGTCGATTAGTGCCTTTTTTAGAAGACAGTACCCCGGTTAAACGCATTGATAGCGGGCTTGTAGAGCAATATGCTTCCCAATATGAGATTTATCGCAATGCGTATAAGCATATCCAGGAAAACGGTGAAGTCCAAGCAATCTATAAAACGTTACAAGATCAGACCGGTAAAAAAATTGGTCAAGACTTCGTGGGCTACAAGCGTAATCCCATGACACAAATTTATGATTCAGCGGTTAAAAATCTGACTAAACTAGGCGCTGAACTAGGCTTGTCGCCAAAATCGCGCAGTGATTTGTTAAAGCTGAATTTAGATGATCACAAAGACAAACGTAGCGTCGCTGATCGAATGAAAGAGTTCTTAGGATAGGCGGTAATTATGAAAGTTGATCTAACACAAACACACGATGTCTTGGGCGTTTAACAATCAATCGATTGGCAATCCATTAAAACGCGTTATAACGATGCTGGTACCAAATACGCTTTCTCGGTTTTAGATGGCGATGTTGTTACCGGTTATTTGATTAAGCTAGCTGCACTACGGCATTTGCGTGATTTACAGCGTCAGGGAAGTGTTGACTTTTCCTTTCATTATTCAACCAAGAAAGTTTCACAGGTTTTGAAGTTTGCGGCAATTTGTCCGAATGTTGATACTGGTGAACCCACAAAACTAATGCCATGGCAAGGGTTTATTATGGCAATGCTGATTGGTTGGCGTAATGATGACGGTGGCAAGCGCTTTTCGCGAGCAATTGTTTCCGTTGCGCGGGGCCAAGGCAAAACTTATCTGATGGCGATTATCACTGCCTATAGTTATTTAATTGAGTCATTGGGACTATCTAACCAAGACTATCTAGTTTCATCCATTAATTACAAACAAACGAGCAAGATTCTGGGTTACATTAAATCAATGCTTGCTAAGATTGCAACTATTGAGCCATTTAAGTCATTGATTGCTGATAGTGGGTTAGATACTCGGACATTGTCTTCACAAGCGGACCAAGTTGTGATGAGTAGTAATAACAATAAACTGCGAGCAATCAGTCACGAAGCTGGTCAGTACGATAGCTTTCATTTCACAACGGCTATATTTGATGAAATTGGTGAAATTAAGACACGACAAAAGGTTTCTAAGATTGTGTCAGGGCAAGTTAAAGTACCCAATCGGCAATTTATTCAAATCTCAACGGCATATCCTGATCCCACTGTTCCGTTTCACGATGATGAGCGTATGATTCAGCAAGCCATGGAACAAGATTATTTGCGCGATGCTGATACATATTTGGGGCTTATTTGGTCGCAGGACAATCTGGATGAAACTTATAAGCCTGATATGTGGGTTAAAAGTAATCCCTTACTAGATTTACCGAGCCAACGAGAAGTGTTGCTGAACGGCTTGACAGATAAGCGCGATTCTGACGCTTTGTCGGGCACACTCAACGATTTCCAAAACAAAAACCTTAACTTGTGGCTAGAACAATCGGCCGACAGCTTCTTGAAACTGCCGGACGTTGAGCGAGCTATTATATCATCATTTAGTTTTGATGACCGGCAAGTCTATATTGGCTTTGACTACTCGATGTTTAGCGATAACACGGCGCTAGCGTTTGTATTTCCTTATCGTGATAATAATGATAAACAACGATGGTTTATTTATCAGCATAGCTTTATTCCTTGGCAGAAAGCTGGTTCGATTGAAGCTAAAGAAAAGCAAGACGGTATTAACTATCGGGACTTGGCTCAAAAGGGATTTTGTACAATTAGTAGCCATCCTCAAGGGCTAATCAATGATGAGCAAGTTTATCAGTGGTTACTCAACTTTGTTGAGCGGCATCGACTGGAAGTTGTTTTCTTTGGCTATGATGCGTGGGGGCTAACACCCACAATTAAGCAATTGGATTTAAATTCCGGTTGGCCATTGCAAGCCATTCGGCAGCGGACTAGTGAATTGAAGGATCCAACTAAGTTTTTGCAGACCATATTTGTGGAAGGCTCGGTAGATCGCTTAGATGACCGAATTATGGAAAAGGCATTACTAAATGCTGAAATTTATGAAGACAAAATTGGTATTCAAGTCGATAAAGCTAAGGCCACATTGAAGATTGATGTGGTAGATGCGTTAATTGATGCCTTATTTCAGGCTATGTATCACTTTAAAGACTTTTCAGACGTGAACAATCCTGATAAACAGGTCGAGCGTATGAATGAAAAACAAGTTCTTGAATGGTTTAATAACCCGGAATCAGGATTGTTAGGAGATGATATTGATGATTTTTAAACAATTTTTTGCGGCTATCTGGCATTACTTTGATGTGCTGTGTTTTATTCTAGGCATGATTGCTGGAGTGTATGCAGCCTTTTTATTTGGACAGGCCCAGGGTGCCCTAGCAATCGCAGTAGCTTTGTTCTTAGTTGGCTGGCTTTCGGAAGTCGTTACAGCTGGCCAAAAAGGAGGTGATTAACAATGCCTTTTTTTGAACCACCAACGGCAATAAATAATTCAGTTAGTATTCAAAGCGTGCCAGTAGAAGACGATAATATCGTTAATTTTTTGTCACCAACTGGTAGTCATGAGTATGTTAGTGCTAAAGATGCTTTGGAAAATTCAGATATTTATTCAGCGGTTAATCAAATATCTGGAGACTTAGCCACGGTACAATTAATGGCTAATATGCCACGAGCACAAGGAATCCTAAACAATCCTAGTACGACAGCTAACGGGCACACGTTTTGGCAGTCTATGTATTCACAATTGTTATTGGGTGGTGAATGCTTTGCATATCGTTGGCGTAATCCTAATGGCTTAGATCTGCGCTGGGAATATTTGCGACCGAGTCAAGTGCAAACCTACTTATTAGATGATGGCAGTGGTTTAACCTATACGGTTACCTTTGATGAGCCTAATTTGGGCGTTCTTCAATATGTACCACAGTCTGACATGATTCATATTCGCTGGGCTAGTACCGATGGCGGTATGACGGGTAACAGTCCATTAAAAGCATTATCGAATGAGTTACAAGTCAAGAGTTCGTCTAACAGTTTAACGTTGGCTGCACTAGCACGTTCAATTAGCGCTCCTGGCGTGCTGTCTATTCAGCACGGTGGACTGTTAAGTGAGAAGATGAAGGCCAGCCGCTCGCGTAACTTCATGAAACAGGTGAACAAGTCAAACGGTGGCCCAGTAGTTATTGATCAACTTGAAGATTACAAGCCACTAGAAATGAAAGCCGATGTTACTAAGCTGTTAAGCCAAACAGATTGGACGAGTAAACAAATCGCTAAAGTTTTCGGCATTCCTGATAGCTATTTGAATGGCCAAGGTGACCAACAAAGTAATATCGACCAAATCAAGGGCATGTACACCAATGCCCTTAATCGCTATTTACAGGCGATTTTAGCTGAGCTGGATAATAGCTTAATGCTAAGATAACGGCCAATATACGGACTGCTGTAGATCCATTGGGCGACTCATTTGCAGCTACCCTATCAGGGCTAGCTAAAGATGGCACAATTGCTAATAATCAAGCAACTTGGTTACTACAGCAGACTGGTTATTTTCCAGATGAAATGCCTGATGCTAAGAATCCAACGACACAACAAGTTGTAATTCAATCGGGAAAAGGAGGTGATAATGATGACAAAGAAAGTGATGATTAAGGGCGACATTGTTGATGATCAAACAGCCGGTTTCTATCAGTTCTTTGGAATGCCAGCAGTATCACCTTCGGGTGTTGCTGACATTTTAAATGATGACAGTGGTAATACTGACGATGATGATGACGACGGTGATGATGAAGCACTTGAAGTTGATATTGCTTCCAATGGTGGCGACGTTTTTGCTGCTAGTGAGATTTACACTATGCTAAAGAATTATGCTGGCAATGTAACAGTTAATATTCAAGGCTTAGCCGCTAGTGCAGCAAGCGTGGTTGCTATGGCTGGCGATCATATCAACATTTCACCAACTGCTCAGATTATGATTCATAAGGCTTGGTCACAACCAGCTGGTAATGCTGACGATTTGGAGCATGAAGCCAGTATTTTAAATGGCATTGATCAATCAATTGCCAGTGCTTATGAAGCTAAAACTGGCATGGATCAAGCTGACTTGCTACAGCTAATGGCAAATGAAACATGGTTAACCGCTAGTGATGCCGTTGATAAAGGTTTCGCTGACGAAATTATGTTTGCTAATGATCAACAATTGCAACCGGTGAACGCTATTTCACACATTCCACCTAAATCTGCAGTTAATAAGCTGATGAATCTCATTTATAAGGCGGATAAGGATAAAGCTAAACCGTCTAAAGAAGAAAATACTACTAATAGTCAATCTGCTGAATTACGAAACAGCAAATTGGCTATTTTATTTGGAAAAAATCAAAAGGAGGCCAACTAATGGCTAATATTAATACAATGAATGATGCCTGGATTGCCCAAGGGCAAAAGGTGTCAGACTTGAACGATAAGTTAAACGCAGCTGTCCTTGACGACAGCTTTGATCAAGACAAATTTAAAGCAATGAAACAAGATCGCGACAATGCGGTTGCCCGGCGTGATGCTTTACATGAACAATTGGAAGAAGAACGCAAGGCTCAAGAAATTGCCGATATGGATGATAATGACAAGACCCGACTTGATGATGACGAAGAAGACATCAAAGCTAAGTTCATCAAGAACTTCCAAGGCATGATTAAAGGTGACCCTAAAGTTATGAACTTGGTAACTTCTTCTACCGACGAAGCTGGCAATGCAATTGGTTTGACTCTTCCTCAAGATATTCAAACAGCCATTAACACATTGGTTCGTCAGTACGACTCATTACAACAGTATGTTAATCGGGAAGCCGTTACGACACAAACGGGTTCACGTGTGTGGGAAAAATGGACCGACGTTACTCCGTTGGCTGATTTAGATGATGAAACGGCCACTATTGGCGACAACGATGACCCACGGTTGTCCATTATCAAGTACACAATTCATCGGTATTCTGGCATTACCACGGCTACTAATTCGTTGCTCAAAGACACCGCTGATAATATCTTGGCTTGGTTATCGCAATGGATTGCCAAGAAGGTTGTCGTTACCCGCAACGCTAAGATCATCGAAGCCATGAACAACGCACCAAAGAAGCCAACCTTAGCTAAGTTTGATGACATCATTGATATGATCAACACGGCTGTTGACCCAGCAATTAAGTCAACATCGTTCTTGTTGACGAACACGTCAGGATGCAATGAGTTATGCAAGGTTAAGGACGCTATGGGGAATTACCTATTGCAACCAGATCCAACCCAGCCGGACCGTATGATTGTCCGCGGTAAGCGAGTGGTTATGATTGCTGACAAGTGGTTACCAAATGCAGGGACAGCAGCGGCACCAGTTTATCCATTGTATTACGGTGACTTATCACAAGCGGTTACTTTATTTGACCGAGAAAATGCGTCATTGTTAACGACTAATATCGGAGCTGGCGCCTTCGAAAAAGACCAAACCAAGATTCGCGTGATTGATCGTTTTGATGTTGAAGCTACTGATACGGAAGCCTTTGTTGCAGGTTCGTTCAGTAAAATTGCTGACCAAACGGCCAACTTTGCGGCGACCGCTACTACAACGACCTCCGGTAGTTAATTAGCCAACTATGTCGCCAGTAAATACACAGTACAGTGACAATCTGGGCGGCTAAGTAAGGATGTGATTTAAGTGGCAGCCGATTTAAAAACATTGAAATCATCTTTGCGAATTGACGGGAATGATGATGACGAGCTGCTAAAAGGCTACTTGTCTGCAGCCACTAGCTACATTAAACAGGCTATTGGGGATGAGAATAGCGTTACGGGGTTCTATGAGATGGAAGGCGTAAATGACTTGTTTGAAACGGCTGTTTACGCCTTAGCTGGTTCATACTGGTATTACCGGACATCAATCACTTCAAACACTGCTAATCCAGTTGACTTAGTTGTCGATTCAATCATTGGCCAATTACGAGGCCTGTATAATCAAAAGCAAGATGAGGTGGACGACAATGGCGATTAATAGGTTAACTCCAGTTGACTTTAACCAACGTATACAGATTGGCACTGTTAAAACTGTTCAAAATCCTATTAATGGGACTAGTAAACAGACATTTGTTAGTCAGTTCAGTTTATACTGTGCACCCTATACACGATCGATTGCATCTTCGTATCAACTCACAGCTGAACAATTAGAGCAAGTAGTGGTCATTATTAGGCATAATCCAAAAGTTTATGAAGGCATTAAATGTCAATATAAAGGTAAACTTTACGATGTCATCAATGACAGCATAGATGATTCTAGCAATTATCTGTCTTGCGATTACTTGACGCTCAAACAGGTTACTAAGGGGGCCTAGCTATGGCAAACGATGATATGGCCGACCAACTAGCAAGTTGGCTTAAGGATGTCCATAAGCTAGTCCCTAACGAGGCTGAACAAGAGCGGATAACCAAAGCCGGTGCTAAGAAGTTAGCTGATAACTTAACCGAAGTCACGAGAAAGAAACACTATTCAAATCATAAAGACGAGAAGTACGGACACATGGCTGACAATATAAGCTATAACAGCAACGATATAGATGGTGAACATGATGGCTCTTCAATTGTAGGCTGGACTAATAAGTACCATGATATGAACGCCATGAGGTTAAACGACGGGACTAAGCACATTAAGGCTGACCACTTTGTCGATGAGAACTTAGCCGACAGCCAAGATGATGTATTTAACGCCATGCTAGATGAATATAAGAAGGGGGACGATGACTAGTGTTATTACCAGTATCACAGGTAGCCAGCCTAGTTAACGCCCTACATTTAACGTGGCTCGATAAAGTCTACCTTAATGAGATACCTAATGAAGATTTAGACAACACTACTAGTACAGTCATGCTATTGCAAGAGACCGATTCAAGCCCGGCCTACCTTGCAAACAGCACGTTTAAAGGGTTAGCCATGGGTGTTGAAATTCAAATCTTTTATAAGGCTGATTTAGAAGATGATTTTAATCCGCTTGAAACTGAGATAACTTTAATGAAGAGCTTTAAAGAGGCCGGCTGGTTAATTGTATCTAGTCAGCACCACACAACTGACCCGGATACCAACCAAGTAACAAAAACGATTTATATCACTAAAAACGAAATGATTTAAAGGAGAGATTTATAAAATGTCAAAACACAACATTGTCAAAGCAACCTTTGCTTTACTAGACGATAACGGCGACTTAATTAAAGACGCTACCAAAGGTCTATCTACTGATGGTATTTATGTTGCTGACCATTAAGGAGAAGGTTTCAGCCAAATCAACGTATCCGCCATCGAAGCGGCTGGAACTCCCGGCTGGGGGAATGGACAAATCAAGCGGACGGCTTATGGTAAGTCTATGCCTACCCTGGCTTTAACTGCATTGGACTTGGACTTCAAAATTAACCAAATGCTTAAAGGATTCACTCAGAACGCTAATACAGGTGCCTGGGTTCGCCAGCTACCTAAGCCACACGTTGCGATGATTGCAGAAAGTCAATCATTAGATGGTGACATCTCAATCTATGAATGCTTTAACAATATTGAATTCATTGAAGAAGCGTCTAACAACTCAACCGATACTAACAGTGAAGCAGATTACTCAACGGCCTTATCTGGTACGGTATTAGCCCCACTAAAGAGCGACATTTTCCTAGCCGCTAATGGGGTACAACAACCTTATGTTATTGCCAAGTCAACCGATACTGGCTTTGATTTAGACAAGCTTATGGCTGAAACGTTTGGTGGCTACACTACGTCAACCAGCAGTACAACTAGCGACACAACAAGCGGAACGACTGGTCAATAGCGACAATTAAAAGGCTTCCCTTAACTGGGTGGCCTTTTAATACATACAAATTTAAATAAAGGGGTACAAATAACTATGAAAATTAATGCTAAAAACTATTTTAAAATCAACAAGACGGCCAATGTAACACCAACTAACAATATCATTCGATTAGCTACCAAGGTTCAAATTAGCATGCTGGAGTCACAGGACACTGAAAAAGAGGTCACTGAACTAAACGCCATGAAAAACGGCCTGGAATTGCAGGACGATATGGCCGATTTGGTGCAACGTGTAATGGGCTACACTGACAAGCAGATGGAAACGATTAACGATACCATCTCAATTGAGCGGTTTGGCGAAGGTGTTGGCTACTTGATTATGCGTTTAAATGGTATCTCAGACGAGGACATTAAGCTGTCAGAACAGAAGCAACGTAAAGCCATCGAAGACGCTAAGTCGTCAAAATAAGCCGGCACAAGCGTAACGGTGAGCTTAAAAAGGAAGTCCTAAAGTTGAAAAACCAACAGGAAGACTTCAACTTACTAGCTCAACAATTATTAACTGAGGGGTTATCACAGAAAAAATTTGATGATAGCTCCTTTTTTAATATGATGGCTAGTTTAAACGCTCGTAAAAAGGAAGACCGTGCTGAACTGGTTGACCCACTAGAAGCCATTAATCAAACGTATGGCTTATAAGCGTTTGTGCCTAAAAGGAGGTTAAAAAAGAATGACTAAAAAAGTAGTCGGCCGTGAGATGACCAGTAGGGTTGGCCTAGATTCAGCAGAAGCTGTTAAATCACTCAAGCAGTTAACTGCTGAGGTTAAAGCTAACACTAGTGGTTGGAAAGCCCAGGAGACGGCATTAAATTCAGCAGGTGAGTATCAAAAAGCTGCAGCAGCTAGGGTAGATGGCTTATCCAAATCAATGGAGATGCAAAAGGCTAAGATTGATGAGTTAAATAAGCGCCAATCAGGCCTAAACCGGGATACTAAAGATGGTGCACTTGAATATACCAAGATGACTGATGAGATTAACAAAGCTAATCGGTCATACGACTCAATGGGTGGCCAGCTGGATCGGGCTAAAAATAGGCTACAGTATTACAATTCAGGTTTAGCAGACCTACAAAAGGGCTATAAACAGAGTACAGCTTTAAGCAAGTCTTATGTCGAACGCCTAGAAGCTGAAGGCAAACAAGAAGATGCTAATAAGGCCCGTTTAAGCGGTTTAAAGCAGGCTTATGCTAACATTCAGGCCCAATACAAGACCCAATCAGATGAGCTAGACAAAATTAGAAAAGCTAGTGGTGACACTTCAGATGCTTACAAGCTACAGCAGACTCGTGTTAATCAGACCGCAACAGCCATGGCTAAGGCTAAGACTAGTCAAAATGAACTTATCAAGGCGATGGAAAAACAGCCACACGAGTTTATGTCTAGTGTTCGGTCTAAGCTTGATAGTATTGATGACAAGGCTAAGAAGACATCTCATTTATTTGGTACAATTCTAGGCGCCCACTTAGTTGCTAATGGGGTTACCAACGCTTTATCGAGTATAACGGCATCTTTTGGTGAACTTACTAGTGCTGTAACAGAATATGATAACAAGCAACGTACAATGACGGCCACATGGACTACTTTAACTGGTTCAAACGGAAAAGGTAAACAAATGGTCGACATTGGTAATGGGTTAGCCTCGGCTTTCAATCAAAATATCAATGTGGTTGATGAACTTAACCAGTCGTTCTATCATGTGTTTGATAATGCACCACGGACTAAAGAATTAACTAAGTCCATCTTAACGCTTGGTGATACGCTTAACCTAAGTGATGAGAATGTTACTAGATTAGGCACTAACTTCACTCATATGCTATCAAGTGGCAAGATGCAACTTGGTGACTTCAACATGATTAACGACCAATTGCCAATGTACGCTGGTAAAATGCTAGAGTTCGAAAAGAAGCAACAGCATAATAGCAAGTTAACCATGTCAACACTACGTGACCAGATGAGTGCCGGCAAGATTAGTGCTAAAGACGCCGAGGAAGTCATGAACTCACTTGGTGGCAAGTATGCCAAAGCTTCAGAAAACTTGATGAAGACCATACCCGGTATGGAACGATCAATTAAAACTCAAATGCCGGCGTTATTAGACGCCGTTTACAAGCCAATTGCCAATATGAAGTCCCCATTAATGGGCCAGTTTACCAAGTGGATTGGCGATAAGAATACTAAAGCTGAGTTTAAAGATGTTGGCAATGCACTAGCCTTGCAGATTAATGACATAACTAAAGCGTTTGCTGGTAAAAAATTTAATGTTGGTGATAGCCTCAATAAAATGTTGTTTAATCTAGCAAAAGGCATTGATAAAGTTGGCGCTAACATCGTTGCTCATAAAAAAGAGATTAAGTCGTTCTTTAGTTCGATGAAAACTGCTTCTAAGACATCTTTCAACGTATTTGTACAATCTCTCAAGGACATTGAACCAATACTGAAGATTGTTGGTGGATTTGCTGAGAAACACCCTAAAGTATTCGCAGGGTTAGCTTCCAGTGCCTTTGTTGCAAGTAAGGGTATATCTGCATTAAAGCTAGCCTTCAGTGGCTTAGACTTGGCGAAGGGCCTAGGTGGCAAGCTTAGCCGGATTGTGTTCAAACCAAAGGTTGATGGAGCTGAAGGCAAGCGTGAACTAACCAAGTTTGCAAGTTTTGTTAAGCGTTCAGGAACTGGAATGGGTCACTGGTTAAAGATGGCTGCTAGTGTAACAACCACTAAGGCCAAAGGTGTGCTTAGCAGTATGTGGACACACACTAAATCAGTCGGTGGCAAGATTGGTAAGGGCTTAAAGTGGACTGCTAAGATCGCTTATAAGGGCGCTTCTAAGGCATTCAGTGTTCTGGGTGCTGGTATTAAAACACTAGGTAAATCATTTCTATCATTGGGCAGGTTGTTACTAGCTAACCCAATCGGACTAGTTTTAACTGCTGTGGTCGCCTTAGGTGTAGCATTCTACGAGGCTTACAAGCATATTAAACCGTTCCGTGAATGGGTAAATAAGACGTTTAAATCAGTGGTTAACTTTGGCAAAGGTATTGCTAAATGGGGTTCAAATGTCGGCAAGTCGGTAGGCAAAGCGCTAGGCAACATGTCGAAAAAATGGAATGGCTTTAAAAAGAGTTTTAAAAAGAGCTGGAACAAGCACTGGTCAGACATGGGTAATAATTTAAAGGGTGCCTGGGATGGCTCATTGAAGCACACTAGAGAGTTCTTTAGTAGTGTTGGTAAGAAGTGGGACGGTTGGAAGTCTAGCTTTAGAAAGAGTTGGTCAAAGCACTGGAATGCTATGACTAGTAACCTGCACAGTGCATGGAACAGTTCCTATAAGCATACTAGAGATTTCTTCTCTAACATGGGCACTAAGTGGGCTGGTTGGAAGAAGAGCTGGTCACACTCATGGAATAGTCATTGGGACAAGATGCGGTCTAACCTGCACAGTTATTGGAACAAAGACCTGAGTCATACTAGAGTGTTCGGACATTCAATGGGTGACTGGCTATCAGCCTTTAAGAAGACATTTAAGGGAGGCTGGTCTAGTTTAGGCACCGGAGTTCGTAACATATTTAAAGGCCTGTGGAAAGACCTAAAGAAGTTTGCTAGAGATGGCATGAACGATGTTATTGACATTATCAATGGTGGGATTAATGCGGTTGATAGTGTCATCCATACGTTTGGTGGTAAGAGGAAGACTATCGGTGATTTAAGCCATGTCAATTTTGCCGAAGGTACTGGTGTGTTATCAGGACAACGCAAGCCAATTACACGTCCTACTATGGCGATGTTAAATGATGGTAATGATAGCCCCCAAACTGGTAACAAAGAAATGGTCATGCTACCTAATGGCGATTCAGGCATTGTGCAAGGACGTAACACTAAGATGATGCTACCCGCTGGATCAGAAGTACTGAGTGCTAGTGAGACAGCCATGTTAATGGCAATGCAAGGCGTGACTAAGTATGCCAATGGTACTGGGATATTTGGTGACATTTTAAACAGTGTTACTAGTGGTATCTCAGGCGTGACTAGCTGGGTTGGTAAAAAGGTCGGCAGTTTAGAGAAATTCTTCAAGACTGCTGAAAATATTATTGCTCACCCAATTAAGTCGCTTGAAAACCTGTTTAGCTGGTCTTCTAAGGGCGTCTCAGGTGTCATGAGTAACATTGGCCACGGACTGTTTAATGGCGTTGAGAAACAAGCTAAGACATGGTGGTCAACCCTATGGGGCGGTGTTAGTGACAGCCTAGACAGTGGTGCTTCTAGTTCTACGCTAGTTAATGCGATGGAGAAGTACGGTGCCACAAACAAGTATGTCTACGGTGCTGAAGGCCCTAGTGCGTTTGACTGTTCCGGCTTAGTTGAGTACACCCTAAAGAAGCTTGGAATTAGCTTCCCACGGACTAGTGGTGAGCAGTACAGGGCGTCTAAGCATGTCAGCAATCCTAAACCGGGCGACTTGGTATTCTTTGGGCCTGGTGGTAGCGATCACGTTGGGGTATACACCGGTAATGGCGAGTTCTATTCAGCTGAAAATGAAAAAGACGGTATGGGTATCAGTAAAGTTCATGGCGGTGGCTATGGTACGTTTGCTGGTTACGGACGAGTTCCCGGTTTATCTGATAGCACTAGCTCGGATAAGGCATCTAAGTCTAGTGGCCTGTTAGGCACCATTAAAAAGCAAGTTGGCTCAGGCTTTTGGAAGTTTATCAGCAAGTTAGCCGATGAGTTTGGTGATGGCGGTAGTAGTAACCCCGGTGGTTCAGGTGTTCAACGTTGGAAGCCAGATGTTATCAAGGCGTTAAAGAAGAACGGTTTCGAGGCCAATGCTAGTCAAGTATCAGCTTGGATGAAAGTTATTGCACGTGAGTCAAACGGTGACCCGACAGTGGTTAACAATTGGGACTCTAACGCCGCTAAAGGTATGCCATCAATGGGGCTAGTTCAGACTATTCGGCCAACCTTTGAAGCTTACAAGTTCCCCGGCCATAACAATATTCTGAACGGCTATGATGACCTACTAGCTGGGATTCATTATATGAAGGCTAAATATGGTTCAGGTGCTAGTGCGTTTGCTCGTGTTAGTGGGCCCGAAGGCTACGAAAACGGTGGCATTATCAACACTAACCAGTTGATTGAGGTCGCTGAACATAACAAGCCCGAGATGGTCTTGCCGCTAACAAACAAATCACGGGCTAACCAGTTAATCGCACAGGCTAGTCAGGTGGTAAATGGCAATACTAGCACGCAGGTTGCGTCTACTAACAGTGAAAGTAATGAGAAGCTTGATAAACTAATCAGCTTAATGTCAGCCATTCTAGGCAACATGGGCAGTGTTCAAGCAGTCATTGCTAAATCCGATGTGGTTAATGCCGTTAAATCTGACAACAAGACAACGTCACAATATTCACAAATGATGGGCTATTAAAGCCATCAATCAAAGGGTAGTCCTTAAATGGGCGCCCTTTTTACATAAACTTAAAAAAGGAGGTTAAATCGTGACCTTACAACGAGATGATTTTGAATATGCTGGCTTGAATAGCCGGGACGATTTACAGGTTGAGATGGGTAACGTGGTATTACCTAGTGCACCGGCCATGGCTGAACAGGTGACTGATATACCGGCCATGTATGGGAATCAATTTAATGGCACCGATTTTACCAGCCGAACGATTAGTATTCCAGTGTCAATCTACTGTGCTGATAACCAAGACGCCTTTAATCAGGTGATGCACAATTTAAGTGGTCTGCTACTAAGCGATGACCCCAGTGATAATAATAAGGAGTATCCATTAATCTTTGGCTTTGAACCTAAGGTGACATATTGGGGACATATTACCGCGATTAGTGACCCAGCCCCGATTAACACGGGTATGTATGACATGACACTAACCATTACCTTTGTGCAGTCTGACCCACGGGCAACCCTACCACAGGTTGAAACGCCCTTAAAAAACGGCTTAAATACAATCACTGTTGATGGCACTGCTAGAACAGAGCCGGTTATTCAGGTCGTGCCTAAACGGGATTTAAAGCACATTGGTTTTACTCTAAACGGTGGTGAATATGGACTGGGACCTGATAGCGATGAAGACCAAGCGGTGGCGGTACAGCCTTATACGCAGGTTGTGAACAGTGACGTATTAAATACGATGGCTGAATGGACTAATGATGCCAATGCCATTGCCCAGATGAAGACCGCTGGTACTTACATTTATCAAGGTGAGGCTGATTCAAATAAGGACAGCCAAGTGTTAATGGTTAAGCTTTCAAACGGTGTTAAACAGTATGGTACCCATCAATCCGATTGGTACGGTCCCGGTGTTCGCTTTACTGGTATGACTAACAGCCTAACTAACTATCGAGTAACCACTAGAATCCACCATATTAAGCACTCAGGTACCCATAATGGGCGCGCAATGGGACGTGTAGAAGTCCTGTTATTAGACCCTAACGGGGCCACAATCGGCCGGTTCGGGCTAGCTGACAGTGCTGGAGGCGGTACACCAACGTGCTACTTGCAAATCACTAAGCCGGGTGGCACGTTTGCCGGTGGTGATGGTAAACATGAGACTTTCTACAATGGTAAAGGACCCTCAGGTAGTTCTAGCAACGGTAAAGACCAGAAGATTAAAATTAAGACTGGGACAACGACTAAGACGGTCACCAAGAAGTCGAAGAATGCTAAAACTGGCAAGGTTACTACTAAGTCGGTTAAAGAGACGGTCACTAATTATATCACCGTGGTTAATAAAGAAGAAAAATCAGCACTAAGCACTAGTTGGCTTCAACTAGACCTAATCAAAAATGGTAAGGTATTTAGCTGGTCAATCACGCAATACTACACAAGTGGTAGTCATTCCGGCCAGCCTTGTACCGACCCTAAACGGTTCCTAATCGTGCACGGGACGTTCGTTGACACTAATTCAAATTATCAATCGGCTTTAGGTGGTATCGGTGGGGTGTTCTTTAAGCACTCGATTGCCGAAGATGACGAAAATGTCGGCTATGAAAACCCTTATCTATCAATCACTCACCTAGACATTTACCAAGTTAATGACGTATCACAGGACGCACCTAAATATATTGCTAGTGCTGGTCAAGAGATTGTCTTAAATTGTGAGAATGATAGCACCACGGTTGGTGGTAAGCTAGCATCACCAATCTGGTCAACGGACTATCCCAAGCTTAGTCCGGGGGGTTAATAGCCTAACTATGATTGGTGACCTAGATGACGCACAAATCACACTTAAATATCTACCCAGATTACTCTAGCAACACTTAAAGGCTTCCAATTAAGGGTGGCCTTTTTACATAACTAAAATAAGGAGGTTAACAGATGGCTTTAAATAACCAGTATTTAATCCTAGATTCGAATTTAAAGCGGATTGGTACCCTGACCGTGGATGGTGCCACTAAGTTTTCTAATGACAGTGTGAAGATGCAACTAGCCGACTCGGATACAACTAGTACATCATATGATGATGACCTTAACGTGGGTACCAGTGACACGTTTGATGGCACGGTTAACTTGAATGCCCAATCTAAAAAGTTCGACCATCAAGGTTCATTAGACGTGCTTCAAGGCCAGCCTGATTCAGATAAAGTAGTCGCCGGTAACAATATCGCCTATTATGACGAGCTATCAGGCCATTGGTATGTCATGCGCATATACAGTGTGGAAGAGAACAATACCGCTGCTGTTAAACACGTCACAACGGCTAACTTTACCAACCTATGCTTGTACAGTTTAGCTCATCATTATCCTATTGCTACTACTGCCAGTGCAAGCACGATTCAAACAGCCTTTAACGAGTGTTTTAATGCCACTGGCTGGACGCTGGACTACCAGACCACTAATGTAATGACACCATCTATTACCATTGACGGCAAGACTAAAGCTAGTACGCTGATTCAGACGCTAATTCAAACGTATGATGTCGAGATTGACCCATATGTTGAGATTGACTCACAAGGGAATATCACTAAAAAGGTGTGTGTCATTACTGACCAGCTTAATGCTGACGTGGTCTATAACGAGGCTGTATTCGGTAAGAACATGACTAGTATTAAACGAACAACCGTTTCAACACCTGTCACTAAGCTAATTCCATACGGCGCCAACGGTAGCACAATCGCCTCGGTTAATGATGGCAAGCCTTATATCGTTGATGATGATGCTAACCAGCAATACAACCCTGATTGGCAAGCTGGCCTTTATTATGAAGCTGTGGTTACCGCTAATCAGATTAGTAACTCAGCCGGTTTGAAAGCCTGGGCTCAGGATATGCTTAAACTATACAATCACCCTAGAACGTATTATGAGGTGAATGTAACACCCGACTTTAATCCGCCATTAGGTGCCACGATTAGGTTTAAAGATGAGTTAATTGAACCCGTATTAGACGCCTCTGGACGGGTTATTCAACGGACAATCAGCTTTGCTAACCCGTATGGCAACACAGTCGGCTTTGGCGAGTATACAACGGTTCAAGTAGCCACGCCAGCATGGATGGAACAGTACCAGAACGCACTCAGTAAGGCGGTTGAAGAAGCTAAAAAGGACGCTAGTTCGATTAAACCGGTCGCTTTAACGCCTGACGGTAACAACTTTACCGATACCACTCAAACTAAACGGTTAATTTTACAAGCTTGGGAAGGTAGCACCAATATTTCATCGTATATTGACAGCAAGGGCTTTATCTGGCGCCGTTATAATACCGATGGCACGGTTGACACCAGCTATCAGCAAACGGGCTACTTAATTAATGCGGCTAGTAACGCTGTGGGTACCTTACACGGGACAATTGAAGCTGACTATATTCAAGATGACCCCGAGATTAAGCTAGACACCACTGGTATTAGCTATTTAGGTGTCTATGGTCCCGATGATAATGGGGCACATTCAGCGACTCAATACATGGCACGTTTAAGCAATGGGCAGTACCTAACTAGTCGGGCTCGTGATGACAGTGGCTCTAGTGATACCATGTTTGCTTTACAGGATAGCAAGTTTGCCGTGCAGTCAGTGATGTTACAAATTCATGGTCAACATGGTGGGACGTTCGGCGTGCAAGAGGTTAATGACACGGTCTATATTTGGTCAATTGTCAGCTTAAAGAACGATGGTAATTACATGCTCGTGCGGTTCCCATATGTAGCGGGGCTTACTTTACAGCCTACCGATAGTCGAGTGCAACAAATAATGGCGCTTAAAGGTTACGGCCGAATTAACTATGATCGTCAACATGACCTAGTTTCAATTGGCTATTCCGATGGCAGTACCGATATTCTTAACGCTAGTGACCTGTTAGCCGGCAATTACAACGTGCTATACAACTTTAATATCACTGATTATGGGATTGATTTTAACCAGAACACTTACCAGTCTGAATGTTTGGACTTCCCTTACTTTTACTTTGCGGCCGGTGGTGGTGAAGCTGAAACTACTAATGACCCGCATAAAGTGTGGGCCTTAAATGTTGTGCATAAAGGAGCCGAATTTGAAGCTTATTTTGACAATGATATGGTACTGCCCAACCTAACCGATGAAAGCCGTGAAGTGGAAACTTGCAACGTGTTTTATCAAGGTACTCAGGCCTACTTGTTAGTGACCTTTAACACGCGGGTACTAGAAATTGACCCCTATTCAGCTGAAAAGGAAAAGGTATACACAATACCCATTACGAAACGATCGGCAGCTAGTGTGATTGATAAGGGGACAATCAATGAAAATGATAGCACGGCCGATTAGAAGGGAGGTGAATTAGATGGCTGAATCTAATGCAACTCAAGTCATCTTAACCGATGATGGCATTAAGATTATCAACGCGCAAAATACGGCTGATAATGCGGCTAGTGGGGTCGCCAACTTAAACGATCCCAATTTAATGAGTGTCATTGAAAAGCAGACCCAAGCAGCACAATATGCCGGATTAACTAGTCAGTATAATGTGGTGCTAGCCCGGGCTAAAGATGCCAGTATCAGTACGACTGCTTTAACCACAGCCTACACTAATTTGAACACCTTTATGTCGGCCATCTTAACAGATACTACTAAAGCTAGTGACGTTGACCGAGACACTTATAAGAGCCTCACAGATGCTTATAATACGGCTCTAAGCAACGTACAGAACGCCTTAAATGATAGTTTTAACACTGACATTGATAACATGCAGTCTAGTGTATCAGTAGCTAGTCAAGCGGCTTCTAGTGCCGCTATAGTTGCTAGTCAGGCAACGTCAACGGGTAATAATGCTAGCCAGGTGGCTTCACAGGCGGCTAGTGCGGCTAACCAAGCTAGTGCTGATTACACAGCTTTAAGTTCTGGGGTTAAAGATGGCTCAGTCGTGCATATTACCACTAAAACGGTGATTGATGACGCTGTGATTGGTACAGCTGAAATAGCAAATGCCGCTATTACTGACGCTAAAATGGGCAACATTAGTGCTAACCATATTACTACTGGTTCAATTGATGCTAGTAAAGTAACAGTGGCTAAATTAGACGCTGGGAACATTACCACTGGAACACTCAGCACTGACCGGTTAAATGTTGGCAAGCTATCAGCTTTAAGTGCCAATTTGGGTGATGTTACCACTGGTTCATTGAAGGGTGTCGATATTGTTGCCAACTCATTCAGCACGCCAAATGGCTCATTCACAACTGATGCAAGTGGTAATGTGGTTGCTAGCAATTTAACCGTACGAGGTGTCACAAACTTAGTTTATAATGCGGCATTATTAGGCGGTAATGGCTCTAGTATCCCCGGTTGGACGATGGGTACAATGGGATATTTCTCAAACTTTACGTTGCATGATGGTGTCCCTTCAATTGGGTTTAATGGCAGTACGGGTGCTTCCATTTGGCAACGACTTGCACAGTCTAAGCTTTATCCTTTAAATGGACTAACAGGACAGCCTTACAGTGCATCAGTTTGGTTTATTGACGCTGGTAGTGATACTACGATGACATATCAAGTGACTCTAGCGTTCTTTGACTCAAGTGGTAATAGGTTACCATCTGGAAATTATACTAGTGTAACGTACATGGAACTGGTAGCGCCCAACCATGGCAACAATTGACCATTAATGGGTTTAATGCGCCAAGTACAGCTGTCTATGTTGGCCTACAGTATTGGGCATACAACGGTACTGGTCATGCTCTATTTAGCTCACCTATGCTAACTCAAACTGCTCAATCAACCGGTTATATGCCAGATACGGGCAATGTTGTTAGTGCTGGAGAAATAGATGGCTCAGTTATTAATGGTTCAACTATTAACGGGACAACGTTCCATGGTGGCGACATCATTAGTAATTCCAACAATACGAGTAACTTCTATCCGTTCACCATTGAGTCAAGTGGGAAGACTTCCACGACATTTTTTAACTCAATGGACGCTTTGAGAACAGAGATGAGTGGTGGCGGACTAAGAACCATGTATCGCGCGATAAATGCTTCTGGTAGCCAATATGAAGCTTATGACGGTAATTTTAGTGGTGATACGATTTCTTTAAACTCCGGATTTACGAATGGCAAGGATATGTCATTCTCACAATCCGTTTCTGGAAACCAATTAACTGGTCAAGTTGTTATAAGCCCATTAAATGGCCTCCATCTTTGGGGGAGTACACAGTCTATTCATTTTAGTGGTCTTCAAATGAATGGGACGGGTATTACGTTTAACAGTTATGGCAATATCATTGCAGACCAAGCTTCTACTTGGTGGCGAGTTACCAATTTTTCCGGATCTGATATTGCAAACTTTGGCACTGACACGGCTGGCTCTAACGTCATTCAGTTTAATAGAGAGTTGGATATTGGTAACTTCCACATTAACACTGGTCATACGTTTACCAGTGCTGACAATGGCGCTATTCACTTTGCAATGGGGAAAGGTGGTGCCGCCGACATCTATGCCGGTGCCGTTAACTATACTAGCTTAGTTAAATCGTCCCTATTAAGCGTTAAGCAGGACGTTAAAAAGGCTGACACAGCTTATTGGGCGCAGCTAGTTAACTCAATTGATTTAGCCACTTATCAGTACAAAACCGACGATAATACCAGTCATTTGCGGCTGTCTAGCATTGTTGACGACGTTAATGCAACAAAGCAGTGGCAATTGCCAGACGTCTTTATCAGCCGTGATGAAAACGGCAAGCTAAGTGGGGTGGATGACAGTGTGCTTTTAAATGCCACCCTAGCCACGGTACAAGAACAACAAAAGCAAATTTCTGCCCTAAACGGGCATTTATTAGAATTGGAGGCCAAATTAAATGGATAGCATTTTAATCACGAATTATAAACCAGATTACACGAACAACATTATGACTATTAGTATTCAGATTAACACGCTGGGGATCAGTTCACAGGTCAGTATTACCATGGATGAATTTAACACTGCCATTGCTGGAGGCGTTGGGGGCACTGATAGGGTTAAATTAAAGGTGTTAAACACGCTGATTGACAGTCTGACTGCTTTAAAGCCAGTTACCACAACTACAACAACGACCACACAGGAGGCTTAAAACATGAATATCGATGCACAAGCTTTAATTAACAAGATGACGAGCAACTATGCCCAAGCGATTGCCGTTAAAGATCAGCAATTAGCGATGGCTCAAGTTCAAATTGACCAGCTCAATGCCAAGTTGGCCGAGAAGGAGGCACCTAAAGATGGCGAAAACGCTTAGTTTTACCGATACTTCACCACAAACGGTTAAAATTGGCGATACCACCACTAGCTTTACGTTAATTTGTGGCAATGATAATGTGGCCACTGACTTAACTAATGCCACTTCAATTACCGTTAAACTGGGCAATACTAGTGGCTATCTTAAATCGGCCACAGTTGACCCAACTAGTTTAACGGATCCAACAACTGGCCAGATCGTGCTAGCTTTAACAGCGGATTTAATGACCGGCTTAACGGCGGGAGATTATCAGCTAGAAGTATGGGTGGTTGATAGTACCGGAACGTCAATTTACCCGAGTGAGTCAACATTACAGTTCCAAATTAATAGTAGTCTTGAATAGGAGGTAGACAATTGAATAAACGTAAATTAAAGGCACTCATCTTAACGGTGGGCGCCATTTTTATGGCCTTTTTAATGGTCAATTTAAACAGTCAGGCTTCAACTAGTCGTGATCAAGGGGTCGACTGGTCTAAATATAACGGTAATAGTGGGATATTCGGCTATAGCACCGATAAGTTCGTGCTCTCACAGGCAGGTGGCTTTTATGGTGGCACTAATATTCCTCAGACCACGTATAACAGCCAAGTTAAATCAGCTCAACAGGCTGGTAAACGAGTGCACACCTATTTATGGGACGGTGTTGGTGGCAATATGACCAATGCCAAGGCTATGATGGCCTATTACTTGCCACGAGTTAAGACGCCCAAGGGTAGTATTGTGGCGTTGGACTATGAGGACGGGACTTCTAATAGCGTGACAGCCAATACTAATGTCATTCTAGCCCAGATGGCCCTCATTAAAGCGGCTGGCTATACGCCGATGCTGTACTCCGGTAAGGTTTACCTCAATGCCCATGTTAATGTGGCTGCTATTGTCAAAGCCTATGGTAGCTGCCTATGGCTAGCTGAATATCCGGACTATCTGGTGAGAACTAGTCCTGATTATAACTGGTTCCCTAGCATGGACGGCGTGGCTATCTTCCAATTCACTAGCATGTATAAAGCAGGCGGATTAGACGGCAATGTCGATTTAACGGGCATTACTAAATCAGGCTACATGACTGCTAGCAAGAAACAAGCTCAAGCCAACGTTAAGCAGGCTCAGGCAGCTAAGAAGGCCACCTTTAAGGTCGTTAAATATAACCAGCAAGGAGTGTTCTATCCTAATCGGACACTAGCTGTTCGCTACACGGATTCAGACAAGGTACGTCAAGTTGCTACTTATCATAAGGGTGAGAGTGTGACTTACAATGCCGTCATTATTGAACATGACTATGTATGGGCACGCTACACCCGTTCAAATGGCCTGTATGGCTTTATTAAACTAGGTGTCACTAACGGGCATGACTATGGTAAGCGGGTGGTCTACTGATGGCACAATACGATGATACAACTAAGCTATTAATGGACATTCAAAAGGATGTGGCTGCCACCAAAACGAAAGTTGAGAACATCGAAGAAAAATTGAATCAAGTTGACGATATTGGCGACAAAGCTGACAAGGCACTGGCCAAGTCCATTGAAGCTAGTCATCAAATCGACCGCGTTACAAATATTCAAAATTGGTTGATCGGGGTCTTAGTTAGTGGCGTACTCGTCACGTTAGTTATTTATATCGCAGAAAAGTTCCTTTAGGAGGAAAAATAATGACAAAATTTTTAAATGTAATTCAGGCAACACTCAAAGCTAACTACAAAAAGCCTGCTTATTGGGCCCAGATTATCGGGTCCGTGTTGATTATTAGCTTAGCTGTCGCAACGGTATTCTTTGGTGTTAAGATTGACGCTAATGCAGTAGTGTTAGTGATTACCGCCGTGGGGGCAATCCTAGCTTTTGTCGGAGCAATTACGGATAATTCTATTTTGGAAGATACCGGCAATACGATCAAGACCAAGTCGAGCACGTTAGCTTATACGGAACAAACGGTCGTGGAAGCTTTGGCAGAAGCTCAAGCTAAGATTGAAGCAGCTAACTCAGCAGCGGCTAGTCAAGCCGAAGCCCAAGCATCACAGGCAGTAGTGGCCGCGTATAGTAAAGCAGCTAGTGCGGCGGCAGTTGGTGACACGGTCACGGCTAGTTCAGCAGCCACTTTAGCGTCATCGCTAGCGGCTAATTTGGATAGCAATGCGCAATCAGTTAACGAAACGGCGTCAGAATCTGCCTCACAAGCAAGCTAA